AAACCCTAAACTCAGATACAGACAAAGCACGTTCTCTTCTCCAATCAATAAATCCAAACCGTTTAGATGATTATGATATGTGGGTTAAAATTGGTATGGCTGCTCATTCAGTTGGCGATGATTCTCTCCTCTTTGATTGGGAACAGTTATCACAAAAGAACAGCAAATATAAATCAGGAGAATGTGAAAAGAAATGGTCATCTTTCAAGTCATCAGGTGTTTCTCTTGGTACTCTCCAGAAGTTTGCCTCCGAAGATGGTTGGACTCCACCACCACGCATTTTTCCAACATCAATAGAACCAAAAGAAGAATCAACTCCTGTCCCTCGTAAATTAGAACAACTTACATCTCAGGAGCTTATAAATTTTTTACGCAATCTTAAACAGGAAATTAGATTCAATACCTTCTCTCATTCAATAGAAATGGATGGCAAAGTTATAAAAAATATTGAAATTTTTTATCTTACCCTCGCAGAGCTTGGTTACAAAGTGCCAAAAGAAATGGCAGTTGATTGTTTACTTAAAGTTGCTCATGAAAATGAATACGATCCTGTAAAACTTTATCTGGATCACTGCTATAACGAAATCCAACCAGCTTACATTGAATCTCTGGCATCAACATATCTAAGGCCACAGGATCAAAGCCTTACCGAGCCAACAATATATGACACCATGCTCAAACTTACTTTGATCAACGCAGTAAGAAGAGTTTATATGCCAGGTTGTAAACATGACACTGCCACCGTCTTGCAGGGTTCACAGGGGATAAAAAAATCATCATTCTGGCAAACTCTCTTCGGACCCTTCTTCTCAGATGCTCTCGGTGATATTTCTTCAAAAGATGATCTTCTTGTACTTCACCGATCATGGGGAATGGAATGGTCTGAAATTGATGGCATCACAAGCCGTAAACATGCAGGGGTAGTGAAAGCTTTTCTATCCAGATCAACCGATCTTCTCAGAGTTCCTTACGGTAAAGCAGTAGAAGAATGGCCCAGGCGTGGCATCATAGTCGGAAGCAGCAACAAAGAATCAGGTTTATTGATAGATGACACTGGCAACAGGCGTTTCTGGGTTATCCCCTGCACTGCAAAATCTATTGATCTTGATTCCCTCCAACTTGAACGTGACGCTCTTTGGTCGGCTGCTATTCATGCCTTCAAAAATAATGAACCTCATTTCCTCTCATACGAAGAAGAGCATCAGATTGAAAAGGAAAATTTATCCTACATGGTTGATTCCCCCTGGTCATCCGTTATCAGTCATTGGTTAAATGATCCCTCTAATTCAGTAAAAGATATTACTATTGAAGTTTTGTTAACAGATGCTATTGAAAAACCTATCGAAAGACAAACAAAAAGTGACATGATGACCGTAAGTCAAATCTTACGCAGTCTCAAATATGATCGAAAAAAGAAAAGAGTGATGGGAACACCGAAATGGGTCTGGTTTCAAAAATCTTCCTGATGTTCCTTACTGTTCCTTCCCTGTTCCTACCTTCGGGAACGCTCAAAACCCTCTCTATAACTACTATATATATATATGTTCCTTATGTTCCTAGTATATAGTATATAAATATATATATAGTATATATATAGAGATATAGAGGATAATATAACGCAAGGTAAGTTTGGTACAAAGGTGGGAACATCGGGAACGTGGGAACACCTGCTCAGTCTCAAATGAGTCTCAAAAGTAATAAATATTCATATTCTCGCTTTTCCGTGTAACATCTAAGTAATGGCTAAAAAAGGTACAAAAATAGAAACTGTTATCAGGTCACGCAAACTTGGCGAGATCATCGCTAGGGGTGGCCGTAGATCTGATTGCGTTAGATATGCTTCCAAGAATTGGGGGGTCAGTTCTAAAACAGCAGATAAATATTTAGAGATCGCCAGAGCCGAAATGAAAGCTGATTGGGATATGGAAAGACCCGAAATGGTGGCGAATCTTTTAGCGCAGGCTGCAACGCTACAGATGGAAGCAAGAGAAAAAGGTCACTTGCATATTGCTCTTGGTGCGATCAATACAGCAGCCAGACTTGCACAGATTATTTCGTGAGCATTTTAGATACAGTTCAACCTGGGAAAGTTTTATATGAGATTGGTGCATATAATCTTCCTACAACGCAAGAAACGATAGAAAGAATTTATCAAGGTTTACTTCCGCATCAGGCAAAGTTCTGCCAAGACATGGATCATAGAAAATTAGCTCTTGTCTGTGGTTTTGGTGCTGGTAAAACTTATGCTCTATGCTCAAAGGCTGTAATGCTTGCCTGTCTCAATATCGGTCATGTATCTGCTGTTTTTCAACCGACAGCGCCCATGCTTAGAGATATTTTGCAAAGAACGATGAATGAACTGTTAGATCAATGGCAGATACCTTACAGTTTCAGAGCTTCTCCTTTAGCGGAATATACTTTGGAGTTTGCAGAGGGAACACATACGATCTTGCTGAGAACAATGCTTACATATCAAAGATTGCGAGGCCAGAATCTTTGTGCAGTAGGATTTGATGAGGCAGACACTATCCCGAAAAGGGAGGCAGAATCTGCTATGAACATGGCACTAGCAAGACTTAGATCAGGTAATGTTCAACAGTTTTACGCAACAACAACTCCTGAAGGTCATGGCTGGGCCTTTGAAACTTTTGAAAAAAATAGAAAATCTGATACTGCATTGATCCAGGCAAAGACGGCTGATAATCCTTATCTGCCCGATACATTTATTCCATCTTTGTATGAGAATTATCCACCGCAGTTGATCAAAGCTTATCTGCTAGGACAATGGGTCAACCTCACAAGTGGTCAGGTTTATAACAGGTTCTCCAGGGAGCATCATGTCATTAATAAAATACCGTTTGATATCAAGATGGAGACTTTACTCTGCGGTATCGATTTTAATGTGATGAACTGCAACTGCGTCATTGGTGTGAGAGATGGTGACAAGCTGGTGATCATTGATGAAATATCCAAACAAAAAGATACAGATGCGTTGGCACAGGAGTTACTTAGACGTTATCCTTCAAACAGAATATTAGTTTACCCTGACGCTAGTGGTTCAGCACGTTCAACGATTAACGCATCAAAGACAGATCTCGCCATACTCCAAAGTTACGGCTTCGGTTCAATGGCTCTCAAGAGCAACCCCTTTATCAAAGATAGAGTTGCAACCGTCAATGCGTTACTACAGAACGGCAAAGGGGAAAGACGTCTGGCGATTCATGCCAGTTGCACTCGTCTGATTGAGTGTCTTGAGTTACAAAGTTACGATGAAAAGACAGGAGATCCAGACAAACAGAATGGATATGACCATATGAACGATGCCTTGGGGTATTTAATTTATCGTGAATTTAATTTGCTATATGGTAGGGCAGGCAAGCGAACAGGGATTAGAATATATTAAAAGTAATGGTACTATGAGGAAAAACCGTGTATAGCTCTCTGAATATTTACAATCAGCCTGTAACACTAGCTCCTACAACGGTTGCAAGCCCTAATGCTGCCTATCAGAGAATGGCAAATTTCTGGGGTCTGATTGAAGATTTAAAAGAAGGAACATATAAAATTCGCAGTGAGCATAGAAAATATCTTCCACAACTTGAACGCGAGGTAGACGATAGCTATGATCGTAGACTTTCCAGATCAAATGTAGTTCCCTTTATGCAGCGAATCGAGAAGATGTTAGCTGGAATGTTAGTGCGAAAGCCTGTTCGTCTTGATGGTGTTTCTGATTTAGTAAGGGAGCAGCTTTTTGACGTTTCGTTAGAGGGCGATGATTTGAATGTGTGGCTTTACACTACGGCAAGAACAGTTATTTCTTACGGTCATTGTGGTGTGCTTGTAGATGCTCCGAAGGATGGAGATAAAGTCAGACCATATTGGGTAACATACGAGCCAAAAAATATTCTGGGATGGAGGACAGAAGTTATTGATGGTGTAAGACAGCTTACTCAATTACGATTAATGGAACAGGTTGTCGAACCTGATGGTAAGTATGGAGAGAAGATTGTAAAGCAGATCAGAGTATTAGAACCTGGGAGGTTTGAGATACATAGAAAAGACAAAAAGGGTGAATATAAATTACATGATGAGGGAGAGATGAGCATAAAGGATAAAATTCCTTTTTCTGTTGCATATTCAAACCGAGTTGGATATTACGAAAGCCGAAGCCCTTTATATGACATAGCAGAATTGAATCTAAAGCATTATCAGATACAGAGTGACCTTGATAATATTCTGCATATCAGTTCAGTTCCTTTACTTGCAGTTTTTGGTTATCCAAACAGTGATGAGATTACAACAGGGCCAAGTGAAGCACTATCATTACCACCCGAATCAAGGATGGAATATATCAGCCCATCAAGTGATAGTTATGAAAGTCAATTCAGAAGGCTTGAAGATTTGAAAGATCAGATCAATACATTGTCACTGGCTGCGGTGCTTGGGCAAAAGTTAGTTGGCGAGACAGCAGAGGCCAAGAGGATAGATAGATCACAGAATGACAGCACAATGATGGTCGTAGCCCAACAGATGCAAGATCTGATTGACAACTGCCTCAAGTTTCACAGTGAATATCTAAACGAACCTAATGCTGGCAGCAGTTTTGTTAACAGAGATTTTGTAACTGCAAGATTAGAACCACAGGAGATTCAATCATTACTTGCATTGTTTACTGCTGGCACTATCAGTCAGGAAACATTATTAACACAATTAAGCAGCGGTGAGATTCTCGGAGATGATTTTTCAGTGGAGGAAGAAGTTGAGGCAACACAAGCTGGTGGGCTTATTGAAATGGAAGCCCCAACCCAACCTGACGCAGCTTGATGAATGTCAATTCCAGAGGTATTTTTTAGAGAGACTATTGATCTCAACCGTTTCAGTAATGCTGTTGCAAAAAAATATGCTGTCACATATAACGAGGTAATTTTAAATGCAGCAAAACAATTAAGAGAAATAGATGAGAGGCAAGTTGCAGAGATAGCAAAAGGTGGGGCAAGAATTATTGCACCGCAAACAAGAAAAAGACTTAGAGCGATCATAAAACAGGCAAAAGATAGCTTGAATACATGGTCTGGTGTTACGGCAAAAGATTTTAAGAAAGAATTACAGGGGATAACTCTTTTACAGCGAGATTTTATTGTAAATGAACTCAAAAAGGTAACGGCATCTGGTGATGTGCCGATCAATAGTGTTGCCATAAGTCCAAAATATGCAGAATCTGTAATAATGACAGACCCTACACAGATAAATATATTTACAACTGAACAATTTAAGGAAGATGCTTTCAAAAGATTCGGTGCTGGCAAATTTGAACTTACCGCAACTCAAGGATCAGCAGTAACTTTGCCTAATGGCGAAACTGTAAATAAAGCATTTAGAGGAATTGCTGCCAGTTCACAGGAAAAACTTGCATTGGCAATCAGATCGGGTGTATTCAGTGGAGAGACAACACAACAGATTGCAAGACGATTAGTTGGAGATTTAAATTTTGCAGATTTTGGACCATTATCTGTCAAACAACTTGCAGCATCGGGTGGAGAACTTACAAAACTTGCAAATCATCAAATTCAGACAATTGTTAGAACTTCTGTAAATCAAGTACAAAACCAAGCATCACAGGCTGTTTATGCTGCAAATAGGAAAGTTGCTCCTAAATATGAATATGTTGCGACATTGGATTCAAAAACTACACCAATCTGTCAGAGACTTGATGGCCAACAGTTTGCGTATAACAAAGGGCCGACACCTCCACAGCATTTCAACTGTAGGTCAACCACTGTTCCTGTTGTTGATTTTGATGGATTGCAAAAAAAATATTCTGGACTAGAAAAACCACCTGAAACTGCACTTGATACAAGACCAAGCATCACAGGTCGAGTCCCACAAAATGTTGCGTATGGTGATTGGTTATTAAATCAAAAAAAAGATTTACAGATAAAAACTCTCGGCAATGAACAGAGAGTAAGGTTTTTCAAAAGATTAGCAAATAAAAAAGGAAGCTCTGGTCAAAAGGCATTGAGGCAGATTATCAGAACTGATGGAACAGAAAAAACATTGGATCAAATCAAAAAAGAATATAAACTATAGATATGCCATTAAAAAAAGGAAAATCAGAATCTGTAATCTCAAGCAACATCCGTTTGCTGATGAGAGAAGGTAAGACATTGAAGCAGGCACAGGCCATTGCATTATCTACAGCAGGCAAAAAGAAAACAGCTAAGAAACGTAAAAGGAAGTAATATATAAACAGTTACTTTTATTGTTATGCCTTCACACTATGGATCAATGAAGCCAAAAGGAAAGAAGAAGAAAAAGAAGGGAGGTAAAAAATAATGGGATATACATTTAAAGTCCAGACTTATGATAAGTCAAAGCCAAAGGCTGAAAAGGAAACAAAATCAGCAACCAAGAAAAAAGCTAAAAAGTGACTAGAAAAAGAAGGCGAGTTCCAAAAGACAAAAAGACAGGTATTCCAAAAAAATATCTGTCTGGTTCAAAAGATAGAGCAGCGAAAGCTGCTGAGATCAAGCGAACTGCCGAAGCCTACAGAAAAGGAGAGTTTATTGATATAAAAGCTGTATCTAAATCACGCACCAAACAAAATGTCTCAGGCAAAAAGAAGAAAACCACTAAGCGAAAGCGTAAAA